GTTTCCATTTCATTAATCACAATTCTTTTTATTGTGCTGTCTACGCTTACCCCTACAGGTGTGCCTTGAATGTCTCTCAATAGCATTGTTTTTTTCTCCTTTGTTTGTTAATATGTTTGATTAATTTTTGCTTGCATTTGTTGTTTCGCAAGCTCAAGTAAGTCTGTATGTGAAGCCTCCTTTGGTATAGTTTTTGCATTACTTGGTGCTTGCGTTGTTTCTTCTTTGTTCAATTTGGGATTTTCTGGCAGCTCATTAATTATTTCAATAAATTCATCATAATTTTTTAGCAATTTTTGCTTCCAACTCTCAGCTTTTTCTGGTGGAATTTTCCCTTTTTTGATTGCCTCTTGAATAACATTCGTTACTTTTTCTTCTTGTATTTTCTTTATTGCTTCTTCTCTTGATTTGCTTTCATATTCTAACTGTTGCTGTAATTTTTGAACAGTTTCTGTAAGAAGCTTTATTTGCTCACGTAAAAGAATGTTTTCATTTCCCAATTCTGTTTTTGTTTTTTTCTCATTTGCCGCAGCTGGAATATCGAAATTTTCTTGTTTGGTAGGTATTTCCTTTGCTGTTTGTTCAACTTGTTCATTCATTTTTTAGCTCCTAAAATATTATTTACTAATTAAAATATAATATAATCATTTTTTTTTAGATTTTGCAAATATTTTAATTTTTTGAATAAAATTTTTTATATTTTTATTGTAAATAATATAGGATTTTTTATGGAACTATCAAAAATCAAACCGTTTATCGATACAACAATCTATAAATTATTTGAAGATGATAAAAATTTATATTTATATTCTAATATTAGCAATCAAGCAGCAAACTTATGCCAACAAATATTAAACTACGATGCAAGCAATGAAGAATGGTATATATATCCGTTTGCATTAGTGGTGCAATATATCGCCCAAAATCAATTAAGTTATTCTGATGAGGCTTTTATTGCAAGAATTAAACAACAATTTGAAGAAGCAAAAAAGATATTAGCAAACAATTCTAAAACTTCTTCTGGTGATTTAGTCGATAAAATATATACTACCGAAATAATTAACAATGATAAATTTTAAAGGTGATGATATGGTTAATCTAAATTATAAAAACGTGATGAAAACTCTTATTGATGCTACAAAAGCTATAGTTAAAGAATGTTATGTTTTTGAGATTGCAAGCCAAAAAATACCGATAAATCAAAAAACTCCATTTGTTGGCATAATTATGGATATTGACAGCATTGAACAAGTTGCAAACCGTTTTGAGTGTGATTTTTATTTTATTTGTGGAGTAAACGATGCTGATGAGATTAAAGCCAGAAATGAAGCCTTTGATATTTTAAACCGTATTTACCAAAATATTTATTTTTTTAATTTACCTTTTATAAAAAAATATGATAGACCTTTTAGCTATCTGTTGCAGTATTCAAACCTTACTCTGATGAGTTTGCAAACAAAATTAGCAGTAATAGCATTATGAAAATCGAAGTGAAGGCAACAAAGGTGCTTAAAGATATACTTGCAACTACAAAGAGAGTAGTAAGTCTTCGTGGTGGAACAAGAAGCTCTAAAACTTATTCATTAGTGCAATATATTATTCTTTATGCCCTCCAAAACACAGGACAAACTATTTCAATTGTAAGGAAAACTTTACCATCTTTGAAATCTTCAGTTTTAAGAGATTTTATTACTATTCTAAATCAAATGAATTTATATTCCGAAGAAAACATTAATAAAACTGAATTAATTTATAGGCTAAACAATAATATAATTGAATTTTTCTCAGTAGACCAGCCTCAAAAAATACGTGGTAGAAAAAGAGATATACTCTGGTGCAATGAAGGTAATGAACTTGACCGCGATGACTTTTTTCAGCTTGCTTTTAGAACTATAAGAAGAATTTTTATTGATTACAATCCTTCTATGCCCCAAGAACACTGGATATATACCGAATTAGAAACTCGTGATGATTGCGAACTACTAACAAGCACTTACAAAGATAACCCTTTTTTAGAGCCTGAGATAATTGCAGAAATTGAAAGACTAAAAAAATTTGACCCCTCGTATTGGTTGGTATTTGGTGAAGGTAAAAAAGCCCCTCTAAAAGTTGGGAATGTATTTTGGCCAGAATATTACCAAGAATATGAAAGTTTAGAAGGTAAAAATATTATATCTGTGATATATTGCGACCCAAACCTTGCAATTAAAGCAAAAGGAGACACAACCGCAATTGTTGAATTAGGATATTGTTTGGATGATGAAATGTATTATGTGATTGATGCTGTATGCGAAAGCTTTAGCGACCCTAATCATTTACTCAATACTTTATTTTCTATGAAAGCAAAAAGCAAATATTGTTCTTGTATCGGATTTGATGGCAATGTAAACCAAGAAAGCACTTGGCAAAATTTTGTAAAACAATACGCTATTATTCACAATACAAACATCCCAAAAATACAATACAAAAAATATTCAGTAGATAAAATATTAAAATCTTGCCAGCTTGCCTATGTAGAAAAGAAAATATTTTTTCCGTTGAATTTCAAAAAGATGCAGCCGTTGTTTTACAATCAATTAATACAATTTGAAGGTAAAAAAGCAGGTAACCCAGACGATGCCCCTGATGCCCTAATTTGCGCTTTTGAAATGCTTAATGAACTTAAAATCACTAAAAAGACAACAACAATAATAGAACAACCATGTATTTACGAACAAATATTTTAGGGGATAAAAATGTATGTATATCAGCCATTAAAATCAAAGCTTATTCCAACAATTGAAGACCTTACTAATGCTGTGCAATTGTTTGATATAGAATTTGACAAAAGAGACCCAAGACCATTCCAAGCCTGCAGCCTCCGTGTTTCTAATGCAGTGCCAAGACTTGCTGGCAATATAAATACAAGGAAAACAGGCGTGCAGTCTTTTAAATGGATAATTTTTAATGATTATAATAATGAAATATTTACTCTATCAAAAAATTTAATACAAGAAATAATTAGAAATTATATAAAAGCTCCTTTGTATGGTGTGTTTGCAATTACTTATTCTTGGGAGTTAGATGAAAAATTAAATAAATTTAAGCCCGTAAATATAATATCTTATTTACCTACAGAACTTGATTTTGATGAAGAAGAAAATATTTATATTATAAAAGAAACAAATGGAAGTTTAGTAAAAGAAAAACTTGAAAAAAATTATATTGCATTTGTTCCTTCTACAGATTGGCTCGGTGGTATTATGAGAAGTGTGGTGTATTATGAAGCCTTAATAAACATAAATATGCAAGAATGGCATTTGTATAACAAGAAAGTTAAAGGATTGATACAAGGTAAAACCGACACTATGGATAAAGCCGAATTAGTTGCTGCAATAAAAAATTTTGTAACTAACAATGTTGCCGTAACGGATAAAGATGCAGAAATATTATTAAATGAACTTGCAGGCTCTAATTATCAAAGCTATTCCGATTTTATTCAATATCTCAAGAATGAAACTGCAATTGCAATATTAGGACAAGCAAACACACAAGAATTGCCAAAAATTGGTGGCTCAAAAGCAGCATTACAAGTTTTGGATATGATACGAAAAGATGTTATTCTTTCCGATATGCTGAATATAAAATATTTATGTGATAAATTTTTAGAAGAGTTAATAAATTTGAATTATGGCAATGATACGAATAATGTTTATTTTGATTTTGTTTTTGATGACAATGAAGATATAGAAACAAACGCCCGAGTAGTTGATATTTTGCAAAGGGCTGGCATTCCTTTGATAAAGGCTGAAGTATATCAAAAAACTGGTTTCACAATGCCAAAAGAAGATGATTTAATATTTGAAGGAGATAAAAACTTGCTATGATAAAAATTAAACCAAATACTCTGGAATTAATCGCTGAATTTGCCATTAGATGCATATTAGAAAGAACAAACAAAGGATTGGATGAAGACTATAAACCATTTGCACCTTATTCTTCCAAGCCTTTTACTATGCCTTACGGTGCTTACATCCAAAACACTACAAAAAGCCAAAGAGATAAACTGAATGCTAAAGTAGTGACTGGCGAAGATGGCATACATTATGTTGTAATACAAGGGGGCTATAAAGCATTCAAAGCTGCAAGATTCCCGCAAGACAATGGAATAGTTAATTTGCAAGTTCGGGGGATGCGTGGTGGGATGCTTTCAAGTCTTGATGTAATAAGCAAAGGAGATAATTATATAATATTAGGATTTTACAAATCTGAACACGCAGAATTAGCAGAATATCATCAGGTATTAGGTGCAGGAAAAGGAAAAACAATAAGAAAGTTTCTTGGACTGAATAAAAGAGATATAGAAGATATAAACGAATTGCTAAGTGATAGCATAGAGTTTAAAATTTTAGATGGTCAAATAATTTTTGAATTATAATTTATTTTGTTGTTCTTTATACTCTTTTTCTGTTGCTGGCACCCAACGATGTCTGCAATTGTAACCCCCACAATAATATAAAGCATTGAGTTTTTGCCCATTGTCTAATTTTTTTATTTCTTCCAATGGGAGTATTTTATTGATGTAAATTTTGCAAAACTCTCTGTCTGGTGGTGGTCCTATATATTTGAAATACTTTATCCCATTATTTGTTGCTTTTTGTATTCTTTCATATTGATTTATAGCGGCCGATGCTGTATATATCCAAGTTTTTATATATCTTATCACTCTTGGCTCAAATTCAAGGAGTTTGGCAAAAGTTTCATATAGCTGGCTTCCTTTTATCTCTTGACTTTCTGCGTATTCTTCAAATACTTTTATTATTGCCCGTTCTAATGCGTAATCGATGCGAGTAAACCCATTTAAAATATTTGTGTCAAATTCTCTTTTTGGCTGATTTGGATTAAATGCCCAACTTGAAACAATTGCCCCAGTGTCTGTTAAAAATGATTTTTTAAACAGTTTCATTGCTTCACGGATTATGTATCTAATATCTACAATGTCACCGTGATGCCTCTGGAAACTGTCTGCAAGAAGTTTTAAGTATATTTTTAATAACTGATTTCTTTTTTCTTTAGTAAATTTTTCCATTTATAAACTTTTTTTATTTCTTTTCTTGTTTGGATTCAAATATTTTTACTTCTATTTGAAACGGTGAATTTTGAACCATTTCAATTTTTTCGGAATAACCTCTATACCTTCCTAAAGTTTTTAGTGTGTAAATTATTGCTGTAATATCGCCTTTTTGTATGCTTTCTAAAAGTTTATTTTCTGCAATGTCAACTAATTCTTCACGAAAATCATCTAAAACATCAGTTACCCCAAATTCTTTGGCAAGTTTCAATGCCTGCCAACGAGTAATGCCTAACACTTTGGCAATTGTCCTAATCATCCCAGAACATTTTTTGGCAACTGCAATAAATTCTTCTTTAGTGATGCTTGTTTGTATTGCTTTGTCCTCTTGTTTATTTTTCTTCTTCATAGCTAATTTTTTTATTTGTTATTTTACAATATAATAATTTATTGCAAAAAATGCAAGGATTTTGACTGGCAAAGACTTTTTTGCATTCTTTTAGCTTTTGTTTTTTTTATTTGGATGTTTTTTGTTCAAACCTGTTCAAACCTGTTCAAACTTTTTTTCTCGCTAAGTATATGACTTACAATGAGTTAGCTATTATTATATTATAAGAAAAAATAATTTTTAACAGGATAAAACAGGATAATAAAAAAAGGTGTTCCCTGTTAGTTATTGAATTTCAAACACTTATAAGCATTTTAACAAGATAACAGGATTTTTTGGAATATATTTATAGTAATCTAAAAAAAATAAAAATTCCTACCCCTCCCCTTTGTATCATATATCACAAACCACCCCCCTTGCTTTTCTTTTTTTTTTTATAATTTTCTTTTTATTTTTTAAAAAAAAAGCTGTTAAGCTGTTAAATTTAAATAAAAAACCATTTCTATATATATAGAAAGCAATTTTTTTTGAACAGGATTGTGAACAGGATTGTGTTTAAAGGTGTTCAAAAATTCACAACTTATTAAAAATAAATAAGTTAAACCTGTTCAAAAAATTAATTTACTTAGTTAAATGCCTAAATGAAAAAAAAATCAAAAAAATTTAACAAAAATAATAAAAAATACTTGCTTTTTGTTTTTTATTTTTGTATATTTGTTGTAGAAAACTTGACAAACTTAGAAAAATCAAAACCAAATAAGGAGATTTAACATGTTTACAGTAAAACCAAGAACAAAAAAAGAACTTTTAAAAATTATTAACGATATCATTGCTGAAAAAGGTTATAATTGTGACTTGAATTTTATCGACACTTCAAAGATTAAAGATATGTCAGAATTGTTTTATGAATCAAATTTTAATGGTGATATTTCGAAATGGAACGTTTCTAATGTTATAACTATGCAATCTATGTTTGCTTATTCTAAGTTTAATGGTGATATATCAAATTGGGATGTTTCTAATGTTAAAGATATGTCATATATGTTTTATGAATCAAATTTTAATGATGATATTTCGAAATGGAACGTTTCTAATGTTCGGGATATGTCTTATATGTTTAGTTATTCAAATTTTAATGGTGATATTTCGAAATGGAACGTTTCTAATGTTAAAGATATGTTTCTTATGTTTTATAAATCAAATTTTAATGGTGACATTTCAAAATGGAATGTTTCTAATATTAAACTAACAAATTAAAATAACACAAGGAGGAACAAACTATGCCAATTTTAAGAATCAATGAAGTCACTGTTCATTCTTACAGTATGTCAGCTAAATTAAAAAAAAATCAAAAAAATTTAACAAAAATAATAAAAAATACTTGCTT